GCTAGATCTCTACGTTTGGCATATGATGTATCAACTTCTTTGTTCAGCAATTTGTCAACAGTTACGCTAATCTTTTCTGAGGTAAGAGTTTCTGGTGAGATATTATACTGCATAATCAAATGCGGATACAGTGAGTTCAAGTCAAAGGAAGCTACCCATTTATGACCACCAACCAAAACATCTTTTACATACGCACCTTCAAACTGTTCATTCTTACTTGAACCAGTCTTTGTTGGAATGGCAATCTTTTTCTTACGCAAGTGATTGTAGATAATGGCATCCCACATACGTACTTGAGAGAACACATCTTCATAGTTAATCTTTGCGTTGTACGCCATAGTTAGGCACAACTCAATTAGTCGCATCTTGTCTTCAAGTTTATCAACCAACTCTACGTCGTGGATGTTATATTCAACAAACTGCTGCCAGTGATCATTATAAAAGTCTTTGAACGTATCACCTGGATTTTCTTTCTTGGCATCACCGAGTTCTTCTTGTGCAATGTAATCAAGACGATAAGACTCTTGCTTTTGATAAGTAAACTTTTTATACAAGTCAAGATAGTCTAGCTGGGAAACTCCATGAATGTCGTAGGAGATTTCTTCGTTACCTTTAACAAATATCTTACGCTCATTGATATAACCCCATGGTGAAAACTTATTGGCGATGGTTTCGCCAAGTTCACGGGAAACACGCTTGATTAAATACGGCACGTCAAAGAAGTTAATATTCCAACCAGTTAAAACATCTGGGTAGTTTTGCTGCCACCAAATCATAAACTCTTTGAGCAGGTGCAGTTCGTCTTTACAATGAACGTAGATTACATCATCACGACCATGAACAAATGCACGTGATCCAAACGTAATGATACGCTTGGACTGCAAATCTTTAATCGTGATTAATAGGATCTCTTCATTGGCTGATTTAATATCTGGGAATCCTGACTCAGTGGCAGTCTCAATGTCAATGGTAAACACTTTGATCTGTTCCATGTCCCAACGAATATCACTTTCATAAGTGTCGCTAAGGTATTGACAAACGTAGTTGGTATTACCATAGATGTCAAAGCCACTGACATCTTCATACTGTTTGACAAACTCTCGTGTTTCTTTTACTGTTCCAGGTTTGATTTCTTCAACAGCTTGCCCTGTGAGAGTAGCCCACTCAGTGTTTGGAGTCTTTGCGTTTACATACAGAGTTGGATAAAAGTCAATCTTGCGTTGAAAGGGTTTACCATTCTCGTACCCACGGACACACATTTTGTTGCCGAATGGGAATACGTGCGAATAAAAAATCATTATTGTTTTCCATACATTAATTGCATTGCGTCAAGGGCACAGTCGTGAACAGGATGATGCTTGATAACTTCGTGTCTAGAAAATAGTGGGTGCACTACTTCAACGTATCCATTAGTAGTTCCGTATAGGATATCGACTGCCGTTCTAACATCCCTCCATACATTATACCCTGTAATTTCTTCTAAGTCAAATTTAACTGCTAGCGAATCTATTGCCATCTGATCCAGTGACCCACGTGCCCACATTGTTTGTTGTTTTGCATTTGGAAACTTAGCCATGTAATCATAGAATTTTTGCATTCCAGTTTCCACAGTCATATCTTCACGTGATGGATCTAGTGAAACTTTGCGAACATATTCGTGTTGCGACTTCCACCATTCTAGCGTAGACTTTGACGCAGTGCGACCAACACTCATCTGTTCTTTGACATCGAACTTCACAAAGCACGCATTGTCAAGTAAGTCTTGATACGTTGGTCGTTTCTCTGGATCAAAGTGAACCATTGCAGCAGATAAAACTACACAAGTGGATTCTACACCCAAAGTTTCTACGTCAAATACAAACATTACCAGTCTCTCTTATAACCAACTGGAGTAACAAACACTTCCAGTTTCTTTTCATCATCCCATGCTTGAGCATAGTCATTCTCTTTATCACACATGGGAACAATCTCTTCTTTAGCGATCTCACGAGTGCTAAAAATAGTTTCTCCAAGGTATAGTTGAGAAAACTCTTTCATCTCTTCAGATGTAACTGTGTCAGCTGCCCACTGTTCAGCAGTACAAGGATACTCTCGATCATTATGATCATCAGGTACTTCAATAATATAACGCATACGATATTGAAGAACAGTATCAACTAAAACATATTTACTCATATTCAATCTCCGTAAAAATAGTTTCTTCTGGTAAAATCTCAATAGTGATTTCATTCTTTGCGGCATTGGCAATCATCTGATTTAGAACACCACCACCATATCCGTTCGTTCCGTAACAATCTGCATGACATTCATACACAGAACCAGAAGAACCTTCAAAGGAATAAACATGTCCTTCATAGGTAACTTTGGTAATGCCACTGTTTAGTTTCCAAGAATCTGAACCTAAGTATCCACCATACCAACAAGCAAATACTTTATGGATTGGTGCGTGACCATCACTGGTAATCTTGACAACTACCCACTTGTCTGGACGATAATCACTCATTAATTATCTCCTTAGTAATAGCAAGTGAATTCTTCAATGCCTTTTCGGCAACACGCAACCCATATTCCATCTCACGTCTTTGTTGTTTCAACAAACGAATCTCTTGTAAATTTGTTTGATAACTTGTATACAAATCTTCAGTGTCTTTCTTAAGTTTCTCAACCCAAGTGGTGACTTTAATAATAGTCACCCAAGAACCATCAGCAAGTTTAGTATGACCATCACGAACACGAAATTCGTCAGTCCACCTTTCGCTATTCTTATAACTTGGCATTGGTTCGAACAGAAACAATTCTTGCTGTTCTAATTTGTTTAGAAGTAGAGTGAAATCTGCGTCAACATTATCTTTACCATAAAACATTATTCATTCTCCTTATACTCATACTCTTCTTCTTTACCGTTCATCGCAGCGTGAATATCGCAGAGAGTCATATGCCAACCATCGGTGTATGTTTTTCCTGGAGCACCACACTCTTCACATGTACGATAACTCATACTCTCAGCAAATGAGATATAGCTGTAGTGCTTATCAGTTGCAGCATGAACATAGAATCGAAGTCCACCGAACTTCTCTTTTACTTGAACAGCAACTGGAACCTTCAATTCTTCTTCTTCCATCTTTGCTTTGCGTTCATCAATCAGTTCTTGAGTGACAATTTTACCAACTGGATCTCCATTATCTTTGAATCCAAATGTTGGTTGGCCAACTTTATCTTTGATATATTCATACTGACTTTGTGCGCTACGATATTCAGAAGTCAACAGACCACAAAGAACATCGATGATGTTATACCAACCATCACCACATTCAAGTCCCCAGCACATGGCTGTGGTGCGCATATCTGCATGACGATCCTTAAAGATCAGCGGATACTTTGCACATAGTGCTTCGTCAAGTTCTTTTTTCATAATTAATACCAAGTTCTATGATTTTCTGCCACATGTTCTATACCATCATACTCATGAATGTGCCACTTGACATCATCTGGAATTTCTACAATAGCAATTTCTGATGCCCATCCCCATGACTCTTGACCCATCTCTTCAATCACTGCAATCAAATCAGGATCAGAACGATCTTCGTAAAACTCATAATTACTTAAATAGTAATCATCATCACCAGCATGTCCTGCTTTGTAGTAAGAAGCACCAATAAATGTAGAGTTCTCTTTCTCTACTTTATCAAACGCAATACCCTTACGATGCAGCAAACTTTCGAATGCTTCATCGGAAATACCAAATCCACCAAAGCAACGATTAATAGCGACTTTTGTCATTTTTAACTCCTAAAACATTATGTATAATTTTATCTTGTATCATATGAGGAACAGTTTGATATGGGAATACCAAAATAAATGGACAACCAGATTTACCCCAACCCTTTTTCAAAAAAGTTTTATACGTATCTAAATCTTCTTTGCTCTTTGGGTTGAACAATCTTTTTTGCGACTGAACTAAATCAAGTATCATTTAATATCCTCACTAGAATCTGCAACATTTTTATCATCACGAATCTCAACAAAGATTGGCAGGAACAAACTTTCCTCACCAGATTTGTTTCGTATTCTCATATTATACTTGACTGCCACAATTTTGTCAACTAATTCTTGACCATAATTCTTGCGATGTTCATCTTTGAACCCAGAACCAACACTTACCTTTACTACACCATCTACAGACTCGCAAAGAATTGCACCAAGCATACCTGCATACTTACCAGTACCTTCTTCGATTGCAACAATCTTAAGATCGCATTCTAGTTCACCTTTGAATTTAATCTGATGCTTTGCACGTTTGTCTTCCCAGATACCGTCATGGGTCTTAAGAATAATACCTTCTTCACCTTGCTCAAGCAAGCCATTGAATATAGTATTAACTTCTTCCATAGTATCAACTTCCCAACGATCTACCAATGCAACTTTCTTGGGCTGATATGTGTCAGCCATTACACAAAGAGATTCAAGACGCTGATTATATGGAATAGAACAAATACCTTTAGTAAACGCATCGTATGGAATCAAGTCCCAAACTGTTGCGTGAACCTTACGTGCTTCATCAGTTTTGATTGTTCCCTTGTTGGCTTTGTTCAGAATACCATTACCAGTCTGACGATCTAGAACAATACCTTTATCTTTCACCAACAACTCGCCATCGAATACGCAATCTACACCATTCGCCAT